TACGTAACGTCAATGTCGCTAGGCACGTTGAACAGGCCACGCTTGCCAGCCGCGTCGCTCGTGAGAACGAACGACTCAAGGGCGCGCGCGTAGTCGGCGGCCAGGTCAGCAATGATGACCTGATCCATTCCACCGGCAATGGGGGACTGCTCAAGAAGCTGCACGGACAGCACCTGAATGCCGCCGAGGGTGTGCACCGCGGAAGTCGCGGAAGCAGTCACAAGGTCGGTGTTCTGGAAACCGCTGTTCTCTGAGCTCTGCGCGGCAACAGCCGTACCCGTGGTGATCTTGGGAAGGTTGATGCTGTCCGTACCCGCGGGAAGCGGCAGGTTGCGGAGCAGGTCAGCCGCGACGCGCGACGCGCGAGCAAGGCGGACGTACTCGTCAACAAGCCACAGCGGCGGCACAAACTCGCCACCGGACGTGTCAGTGGTGTTGATTGCGCGGACCTCACGGTCATTGCGGGCGAGGCGGTCAGTGGCCTCACGGTCACCACGGAGCTGAGCGCCGACAAGGTCACGGAAGTACGAGTGCTCACCGTGCTTGCGGTAGGTGGTGGGTTCAGAAACGACCTGCACGGATGCGGTGGTCTTTGCAACTGAGCGGGACTCGGCAGCGGCGATGGCGTCGATTTCGCTGATGCGGGCGTCCAGGGCGTCGGCGGCCTCACGGGCCTCCTTCACGGTGGCAAGCTCGGCGTCAGTGATGTCACGGGCCTCGGTCTCGGCAGTCTCAACGACGGCCTTGGCCTCGGCCAGCTTCGCCTCACGCTGCGTAACGAAAGTGTCACGGAGGGACAAGGTAACTCCTTGTGAGAGGGGGATGGTTTGGGTTGGCTGTCGCAGGTGGTGGCCGTGGCGGCGGGGATCAGCCGCTACCGGTGGCTCCGGCGTGCGTTGTATCTCGCGTGATCTCAGGCGAGGTACAGGCGCGCAATTTCGAGGTTGCGCGTCCGAGGCTCGTCGGCCTCGGAAGTTTCAATGGGGGTGGTGTCGTCGCCGCGCTCGTCGTCGTCGGGGGCGTCCGGGGTTTCCTCGACGTCGTCAACCTCGTCAACGTCGTCAGAGTCTGACTCGTCCTCAGTGCACGTCACGTCAACGTTGCCTAGGGCCATGATGATGATGTCCCGCGCCTCAGGTGACACAGCACCCGAACGGACCTCGGCAAGCGCTAGGTCAAGGGACTTCAGTCCCACGGTGGTGTCCTCGTACCAAGGGTAGGTGACAATGGAAACGTCCATTAGTCGGCACTCTAGGATTTCTCGCGTTCGCGTTTCCGCGTCGTAGTTTTCACGCACCGGAATGAAAGCAAAACTCATTTGGGTCAGGTCCGACCTGCGGCACGCTGAAATTACAGACTGAGCTAGTGGACTGTCTGTGTCCAACTCTGGAACCTCAACAACTAGGCCACGGTCGTCTACTGTCAACGACATGGTGCCGGACCTCGTGCGGGCCAGGGGGATGCCATCGTGGTTGACGAGCAAGCGAACGTCCGCCTGTTCCGCCAAAGTCTTAGTGAAGGCACTAGACCTGATGACCTCACCGTGAGCGGGGGTATCAAACAGTGCCGCGTAACCGCGGAGACCCACGCGCCCATCAGGGTCCTGCCGGATTTCCCACCCCGCTTCAACGCTCCGGCGCTCGACCTTGTCAGTCATTCAACGTTCCTCCGGTCGGACCCCCAACATCACCCGACGCCGGCAAAGGCGGCAGGTTTTCCAATCCCCGCATTTCCTCAGTGGTGAGGAGCGGGCTACCCGTGGCCTGTTGAATCTGTGCGGCCACTAGGTACGTCTGGTATCGAGTCTGAATGTCAGCCCGCAGAATGGCGCCAGTCTTGAACTTGGCCCACACCGGGCGAGGCAACAGCGTGCCAATGGCTTCCTCAACACGGTTCTGCCACGGCCCAATCGTGAACGCAAGGAAGTCAGCTACTCGGCTTTCCCGGTTTTGGTAGGTGACGGTGGAACCTGATCCGGCTGACACACCCAACATGGTGGGGTCAACGCCGAACACACGGCACACCTGTTCTGCGGACCATCGTTGAGCGTCAATGAACTGGGATTCCTCGGGAGCAACCTGAATCTGCTTGTACTGAATACCGGCACCCAACACCGCCGGTTCACGTCGACCACGCACTGCCTGCATGAAACGGGCCTTCACGGTGGCGGCCTGTTCCTCAGTGACGGGCTGATCCGTCGAGAGAATCGCGGCAGGAACGCCGCCTTCACCAAAGAACTGTGCGCCGAAACGTTCCGCGCCCAAGCCCTGACCAATGGCCTGCTTGGCGTACTCAATCGGGCTGACACCCACAAACGCGCCAGGGAGCAACAGCCCAGGAATATGCCAAATGTCCCCAAGCGGCCAACGCTCATGCATGGTGCGTTCACCGTTCACGGTGATGTAGTACGTGACCCGGCCCGTGGCCCGGTCAAGCTCAGGGCGCACCATTTCAGGGTTCAACAGTTCAATGCGGGTAGGCACACCATCGGGGGTGTACTCGACAACCTGACCGTAGGCGTTACCCCTGAGCAGTAGCGACGTGATAACCGATTCAACCCACGCCGACCTAGGCACCAGGGCAGACGGCTCCACCAGCAACTGCGGGTCCACACCCGCCGGGCGTGTCACCCCGTCAATGTCCTGCACCGCCTCTAGCGGCATCTGCCCCAACGTCCCCGAAATGAGGCGCACACACGCCCACACCGCTGAATGACGCAACGACGTGTCCGTGTTGACGTTCATTCCGGCCCACGTGGACGCGCCAGGATTATTGGAGTTCACCGGAAAGGCAGGAATGCCACCCCACGCCACATCCGAACGGCGCTCACCATTCCCGGTGATACGTCTGATGAGGCTCACTGGTCACGCTCCGACAACCACGAAATGCCAACAAGTCCGAGACCGGCCACAACGAAACCAGCCACCGCGGACCACATGAACGCGCCGACAGACACGAGCACAATGCCCGCGACGTCGAGCACGAAAGGCAACCGTGACCTCATGGGGCTCCCTACCAAACCGACTGTGCGACGTCCACGGCCCTGCCTGACGTCGCTTCCGAATAAGCTCTAAGCGCCACAGTGGCACTAATGAGCGTGGTGATTTCCGACACGGCCTCTTTACGTGACCACGCCCAAGCGTCCCCTAACGGGCGCTTACGGGCCGATGACACAGCCGCCGTCAACTCCGCTTGGTCCCGGTGACGCAACGCCCCCGACGCGACCGCGTCATAGAACGCGCCACACGCCTGGGCAATGTCCCGAGCGGACATGAGAATGAGCGGCACGCCGAGGTTTTCCAGTTCAGGAATCAAGGAACCAGACGGGCCACCAGGGTCCAAACCGATACCCAACGCGCCATGCCGTTGCACCAGCTCCGCCAACCGCGGCGCCACCCACGACGTACCCCGCCGATAGTCCACAACCTCAACGGCAGGGACACCATCAGCGCGGGAACCCGCCACAGAAATGGACGACCACGCCCGGTCCAGGGACACGTCAGCGGCGAACACCACCGGGTCCTCAACCTCAGACGCCGGATCGGCGCACGCCTGCCAAGCCGCAATGGGGATAACCCAATCCGAGCCTGCGGCCTCGTCATCCCAAACCCCGAGGCGTTCACGCCGGAACTCAGTCAACGGCAGGGCCGCAAACTCCCGGTCGATGAACTCCTCAGCGATGCGGATACCCATAGCCGGGTTCGCCAAAGCCCACGCCTCACGGTCGTCCACCGCCGAGTCAGGACCCGCCGACCACTCAAAATAGGCCAGGCCAGGGTCACCACCAGCGCGGCCACGATCCCGAACCATCATCAACTGTGATGACTCACGCTTGCCCGCACTCGACGTGTACCACACCTGAGGGTTAGGGCGGGCTGACAACGTCGGCAACAAAGCCCCCATAGCCTCAGCGGACAGGTTGTAGCTTTCGTCCAATATCGTGCAGTCCGAACTGAAGCCCCGGCCACTTCCCGTCGATCTCGCAATGAAACGTAAACGGGCCCCGTCGCGCAACTCAATGCCTTCCTCCCCATGGGAGGTACGCACCCGCGCAACCTTTTTCCTCAGGTCGTCACTGTTTTCCACGAGCGTGAGCACCCGGCGGAACGCTTCCTGCGCCGTCTTGAACTCATGCGCCGAATGCAAAATGAGTTTCTCGCCAAACAGGAACAGCCCGGCTAGTTCCCGAGCCTCAAGAATCCCATTCTTGCCGTTCTGCCGAGGACACACCACCGCGACCTCAAACGCTGACCATTTGCCGTCAGCCCGCTCACCACAACCACCCGTCAAAACCAGTTGCTGCCACGGGTCAAGCATCAAACCAACCGACGCGGCCAGGTCAACCGCCTCAATACCCGACGACGAAACCGCCTCAGGAACCGAACTAACCCGCGGCCTTTGCGCGCCGCGCCGCTCGTTTCCGGTTGAGCTCGTCAACCTTGCTGGTTTCCTGCGGGTTCGGGAGGCTGTCAAGTTCGGCCATGACCTCTCTGAGCTGACGCGCCAACGCCGGCACGTCCCTGTCAGCGATTTCCAAATGACGCGCCAGCAAATCGCGTAACGCCTCAAGCGCCGCGCGCCTATCCCCAGCACCCGCGTGACCCGCAAGGCTGTCTACGGGCTTCCTACGGGCCATGGGGGCGCACTCCAAAAATTGTGGGGAGAGAAAAAGGAACAGGGGCGCGGAGTGTTCCGTCGAGTGGCTAGAAAAAATCACCAGCGACGTGACGACACGAGCGGGGTGGGGGGTTTGTCTTGGCGGCGCGAGTTGCACACCTTGTGGGCTGGCCTGAGGTTCGCGGGGTCCTCGGCTAGTTGCATCTGCCCGGTTTGTTTCAGGATGCGTAGGGGGATGACGTGGTCAACGCTGTCGGCGCCGGGGTGTCCGCATAACCAGCACACGTTTGATGCGGCGAGGACTTGGGCTCTGATGCGGCGCCAGGGCCTGCCGTTTCTACCGGCTGCCATGGCGTGTGTCGGGGGGCATGAGGCGTAGGCGTTGGTCTAGGAGGTGGTCTACCCATCGTTCCCATACGTGGTCTCGTGGGGTGGTGTAGGTGAGTGAGGACCAGCGGAGGGCTTCGTCGATTTCGTGGAGTCGTGTGGGTGGTTCGGGGGTGGCTTGGCGCCGGGTTTTGGTGGCGGCCAATGCTCCTCCCAAATGCTTCAGCCCGGTCCCTTGTGGGTGACCGGGCTGTGGGCAGACTTCTGCACTGCCCATTGTGGGTGTGTTTGTGTGCATTGTCAAATGGCTGTGGTCATGAGTCCGAGGCGGCGTAGTTCTGTTTCGCCCCAGGTTTCTCCGCATTTGCGGCAGGTGACGGACATTCCGCCGTAGCGGTCTTGGTAGAGCTTGCCTCCGCATTCGCCTGTGTCGGGGTGGTGGATGGGGCAGACGCCTACGGGTCGTGGTGCGTGGTCTCCGATGGCGGAGTGTAGGGCGGCTTTGATGTCGCGGAGTTCTGTGGCGAGGTCGGCTATCCATTCTTGGGTGATGAGCCAGTCAAGGTTTGTGTGGAGGGTTTTGGTTTCTCTGAGGATGGTGACGGGTGTGGTGGGGGTTTGGAGTTGGCGTGTTTCGCGGACGAGTTGGGCCCACGTTTCGAGGATGGCGAGGACGGGTATGAGGTCGCCGGGGAAGCGGGCGACGGTGCGCCGGTCGTTGAGGGCGACGACGTCGAGGCGTAGGGGTGCGGGTGGGTCTACGCGTTTGCCGTGGACTTGTCTGCCGTCGTCTAGGGCTGTGCCGGGTTCGATGAAGTGGGGGAGTAGGGCGCTGGTTTCGACTATGTCGGTGAGGGTGTAGCCGATCCATCGGTGGTGGTGGTCGCAGACTCGGCCCTTGTGGGTGGCTTTGGGTTCGCGGTGGGGGAGCTCGCAGAGGGTTTGATTTGGCATGATTTGGTTTGCCTTTCGCGCGCGTTACTTAGTGTCATGTGGTTACGGAAGTAACTACTAGGTCCGTAAGTCCGTCCGTCCGTCCGTCCGTCCGTGCATATGCGGGTGGCATATGCGGGTCGCATTGCGGTTCGCATATGCGGGTCGCATTAGGCGGTTTCGTGCCAACGTTTCAGTGCGGCGTTCCTTGCTGACTCTTTTCGGCGGGCGGATTCCTCACTAGAGGGCTGATATTCGGCCCAATCGTTTATTTCCCAGCCCCCTGGCCGGGCGTGCCATAACCCGATTTCGCATAGGGCTAGGGCGTCAGATTTGGTGCCGTGGATGAACGGCAGGGCGGCTTGGGGGATGAAGCCATCGGTCTCGTGGCGGCCCGAATATGCCAGCCCGAACACGTACATGAGGGCCGCGCGGGACTTTTTTCCACCGATCAGGGACAAAATTTTGGGGTGATCGGGTAGTCCGGTGTCGAGTCGAACCCACGGAAGTGCCATCAGGTTTGGACCTCCAACCATGTGCCCAGGGTGGTTTGGGGGCTGACTCGCACGACTAGATCGGTTTCGTTGCGGTCGCGGCGGGTGAACAGGAACGGTTCATTTCGGGCGACGTCGCGGGCCGACGAAATCAAAATGCCGTCCGTGAACCGAAACGCGACCCGATGGTGACAGTCAGGGTCGTCGCGGTGCACGGTCATGGCGAGGAGCTGTAGCAGTTTGTTGAAGTTGAACACGCCGGGTGTGGCGCTGTCGTGGTTGAACCACTTGACTTCTAGGCCGCCCAAATAGTCGGCACTGCCCCGCTGGTACACCCGCATAATGTGGAAATCAAAGGGAAAGAACTTGGGGGTGGGGTGAAACTCAAACCCCGGCCACCTGGCAAGGATGGCGTTTGCCACGGTCACCTCATGGCTCAGGTCCTGACCTGTCAGGAACACGGTGGCTTTGTCGGCCATTAGAAGGGAACCTCACCCTGGTCAAGGGTGGCGGCCTTAGCGGGCGACGCCCACGGGTCATCCATGGGGGCGGGGGACTGGAAACCCATTCCTGATGCCTGCACCGTTCGGGACACCACCGCGGTGGCGGTTTTCAGGGACGGGCCCACCTCGTCCACGTCGAGCTCCACCACGGTCCGCTTTTCACCCTCACGGGTCTCAAACGTTCGGGACGCCAGCTTGCCCGTAGCAATGACCCGGTTCCCCTTCCGCAGGGACTCGGCCACGTTCTCAGCGGCCTGACGCCAAATGGTGCACTTCATAAACAGGGTGTCTCCGTCTACCCAATCCCCGGCGGCGTTCTTGTGCCGCGGGGTGGACGCAATGGTGAAGTTCACTACGGCGGCACCCGAGGCGGTGAACCGCAGTTCAGGGTCAGCGGTCAGGTTCCCGACCACGGTAAAGGCGTTACTGGACATTGGTTTTCCCCTTTTCGGTTTCGTGTTCTTTGTAGTAGTGGACGTAAAAGGCGTTGAGGCCGCCGATGCCTTGGCAGTCACACACCATGCACGTCCACGTCCCAAACGTTCGGGGTACGTGGTCGTGGCGGCGACGTACCGGGGTCATGCGGTGGCTTCCTCGCGCAAGAACTTGGCCAGGTGCCAACGCTCGGGGGCGGTGTGCCCACCCCAAATGCCATACGCTTCCTCGTTGTGCATGGCGGTGTCTAGGCACTCCTTCCGCACCTCACACCGCTTGCAAATGTCTTTAGCCAAGGCGGTACGCAACACCCGCGCTTCAGGGCGTTCATGGTCGTTGTCATAGAACAGGCCAGGGTCCTCGTCACGGCACGCCGCCTGAAACATCCAATGGCCTTCCTGAACAACGTTCAGGGGTCGAGGCACGGACACGGCAGTGTTGGACCCTTTGCGTGGTGGCTTGTATGTCACGGGTTTGTCCCCTTTACGTGGATGAGGGCGCCGGGGGCGCGGTCGCTGGTGGCGTACAGCTTGCGGGCCTCCACGTGTTGCACGCGGGCGTCATCGGTAATGACGGCGGCCTGTGTGAGGGCGTCGAGCGTGGCCCGTAACACCTTGTCAATGTCAGGGGTGACGGAGTGCACGTAAGGCGCACCGGGTTTCAGGTCACCGTTGGCCCGGTAATGCCCTTTGGGGCGCGGGAAGTAAAACGACACGTCCACGTGGATGGGCCCGTCAAGTTGACGGTTCGCGGCGCCCTGGTTGGTGGCTGCTGCCACGACCGCTTCACGCCACG